CCCCCTTTGCCTGTGGAGCTGGCCATTCGTGCCATGCCGTTGGCCAGTGAGATCGCTGTGATCCTGGCAGAAAGCGAGGACGTATGAACTACACCGAAGCCGACCTGGCCGAGCTCGACAAAGCGATTGCCGGTGGCGAGCTGAGCATTGAGCGCCAGGGTACTCGCGTGACCTACCGGAGCATGGCGGAGCTGATGCAGGCTCGTCGCCATGTCGCAGCCCAGCTTGCCGCATCCAGCGGCGGCCAGCGCGGTGTAACCACTGTCTTTGCGCAGTTCTGCAGGGATTGATCATGAACGCACTGGACAGATTAATCGCCGTTTTCAGCCCGGAGGCCGGCATTCGCCGCTTTCAGGCTCGGCAAGCTATTGCGCATATCCGGGCATACGAAGGTGCGAAGCGGGGCCGCCGTACTGCTGGCTGGGATGCCAAAGGCAGTAGCGCCAATGCGGAAAACCTGCCAGCCCTATCGACCCTGCGTAACCGCTCCAGTGATCTGGTGCGTAACAACCCGTGGGCCAAGAAAGCCATTGGCAACTGGGTCGACGACGCGATCGGTACCGGCATCCGGTTGGCGCTGCCTGCCGAAAACACCGCAGCGAAAAGCTGGATTGCTTTTGCAGAGACGACTGCTTGCGATGCCGACGGCCTGTCAGACTTTTACGGGCTGCAGGCGTTGGCCGCTCGGACGATGTGGGAGCGTGGTGCGGTCATCATCCGTCGCCGCTGGCGGCGCCCCGTCGATGGATTCCTGATCCCTGTGCAGCTGCAGGTGTTGGAGCCCGACTACCTGGATGAAAGCAAAACCGAAGAAACCAAAACCGGTTTGATCATCGGCGGGGTCGAGTTCGACAAGCTTGGGCGCCGTATCGCTTATTGGCTCTACGACCAACATCCAGGAGAAGCCTACGGGCGAGGGCTGATCCTGCAGTCGCGGCGAGTGCCGGCAGACGATGTGATTTATGCCTACAAGCGCATGCGCGCTGGCCAGATTCATGGTGTGCCCGAGCTGGCGCCTGTGCTGTTGCGCATGCGCGATCTGGACGATTACGAAGACGCCGAACTGACCCGCAAGAAGGTTGAGGCTTGTTTTACTGCGTTTGTCTCGCCTGGTGATGCTGTTGGCAGCACCGTGGGCTCTGATACCGAGGACGGCAAGCCACGGCCTGTCGAGCGTGTGTCACCGGGCATGATCAAGTATCTGCGACCTGGTGAAGAAGTCAGCTTCGCGCAGCCCACCGCAGTGGCTGGCTACAGCGAGTACATGCGTGTCGGCCTTCGTGCCATCGCCGCCGGTGTCGGCCAGACCTATGAACAGCTTTCCGGCGATCTTTCCCAGGTCAACTACTCCAGCGCCCGGGCTGGCATGCTGCCGTACCGCCGCAGTGTCGAGGCCTGGCAGTGGCTGACGTTTGTGCCGATGGTTTGCCAGCGTGTGGTGGCGTGGTTCAACGAGGCAGCCAAGCTGGCCGGCCAGCCGGAGGTGCCGGCCGGTATTGACTGGACTACTCCGCGTTTTGAGTGGGTAGACCCGGTGAAAGACATGAAGGGCGAGCTGTTGAAGGTGGCTGCCGGTGTGCAGTCGTTCAGCGAGTTGGCCCGCCGTCTTGGTACCCAGCCTGACAAGGTGCTGGCCGAGCTGAAAAAGGATTGGGAGCGGATCGCGTCTCTCGGTATTCCCATCAGTCTTGATGGGCTAATCGCGCTGGCAACAGCGCAAGATGAGCAACCAAACAAAGAGGATAAGCCCTCATGAAACGTGCAGTCTTGAACTTTCTAGCCATGCTGTTTGTGCTGGCCCTGGCAGCCTGCGGGCCATCGCCCGCACCAGTTGCCGGTCTGGCGCCAGCGCCGGAAGACAACGATACCCTGCTGGCTGCCGGTGTAGGTGCTGCTGCTGGCTATATGGCTGGTCGTGCCGCTAGCCCGCAGCCCCAGGCGGTGATGGTTCACCCGCCGCCATCGCAAACGATCATCGTCAACAAAACGGTGATCAAGCAGAAAACTATCATCCAGCGGCCGAATGCCCGCCCCAGTTGGCGGCCAACTTCCAGCCGTCGTCGCTAGCCCGCCACTTGGCGGGCTTTTCATTTTACGGAGACCGTATGGACCCGAAAGAAACCCCCGGGCTGATCGTGCGAAACGGCCTGCCCCTAGCGTCGCGCCTGCTGGAAATCCAGAGCATTGATCAGGAAGCCCGCACCGTCGAGGTGGTCTGGTCGACTGGTGCCGCTGTGCGCCGTTGGGACTGGGACCGCTGGCGCTACTACGACGAATCGCTGTCGATGGATTCTGCGCACTGCGACCTCAGTCGGCTGAACAACGGTGCCCCGGTGTTGAATACCCATCAGCAGTGGGACCTGGGCTCGCAGCTTGGCGTAGTCGAGCGTGCATGGCTGCCCGCAGGCGAGGGCAGGGCGATCCTGCGCTTTTCCCGTCGTGAGGATGTCGAGCCGTACTGGCAGGACATCGTCGACAAGATCATCCGCAACATCAGCGTCGGCTACATCGTCCGCGCTTACGAGATCACCGAGCGTGAAGGCCAAACCCCCGAATATCGTGCTGTCGACTGGCAGCCCACCGAAATCAGCTTCGTGCCCGTGCCGGCAGACGCTGGTGCAGGTACCCGTAGCGCCAGCAGACCGGATGACGCGCCCACTTTCCCCGTGCAGTACCGCGCTGCTGGCCAAGCAGCTGGCACGGTAACGGATAGCGGCCAACAAGCGGCCGTCAGCCAGCAAAGCGTAACTACTGAAACCCGACAGGAAGAACCGACTATGACCCCGGAAGAAATCGAAGCAAAGCTGCAGCAAGAGCGTAAAGCAGCCATTCAGGCCGAGAACGTGCGCCAAGGGCAGATCCGCAAGCTGACCGATCAGTATCCGCAGTTTGGCGCCGAATTCGCGCGCACCCTGCTGGATGATCCTGCTTGCGATATCCATCGTGCCCGCGAGTTGGTGCTGGAAAAACTGGCCACTGGCAGCGAAGCCAATCAGGAACGCGCTAACGTCAACTTCGAGACGCTGCGCGATGAAACCGAAACCCGCCGCGAGCGCATGATTGGCGCCATCATGGTTCGCGCCGGTGTGATGCCGTCGGCGAAGGCAGGTGATGCGGTGCGCGAATACCGCGGCATGAACATGGCGGATCTGGCAGCCGAGTGTGTGCGTGCTGCTGGTGGTAAAACCCGTGGTCTCACCAAGCACGAAATCGTCAGCGCGGCACTGGGTGGTGGTGAGTACGTGCGCTCTGCGGGCATGCATTCCACTAGCGACTTTCCGATTCTGCTGTCTGGCGTGATCAACCGCACGCTGCGCGACGCTTACGCCAATGTGCAGCAGACCTGGCTGCCGCTGTCCCGTAAGACTACGGCCCCCGATTTCCGCGAGATGGTGGAAGTCTCGATGGGTGACTTCCCTGATCTGGCACCGCTGGAAGAAGGTGGTGAATACAAGTCGGGCACCATCAAGGAATACGCCAGCGGCTGGAAGCTGGGTACTTTTGCTCGCAAGATCGCTATCACCCGCCAAGCACTGATCAACGACGACATGCAGGCATTCAGCCGCCTGCCACTGCTGATTGCTCAGGCGGCCGCCCGCACCCAGAACAACCTGGCATGGGACATCATCATCAAGAACCGCGCTTGCAAGCTGGATGGTAAAGCGCTTTTCCATAATGATCACAAAAACCAGAATCTCATCGCCGCTGCACTGGATGTGTCGGGCCTGAGCAATGCACGCAAGGCACTGCGTAAGCAGAAGTCTGCCGATGGCGCGCCATTTGGCCTGGAGGCTGCGTTTCTGATTGTTGGCAGTAACAACGAGACCGCTGCGGAAATGGTTCTGGCCAACGTGACGCCACGTGATGCGAGCGACGTAAACCCCTTTGCAGGCAAGCTGACACCGATTGTGGAGCCGCGTCTCGATGATCTGAACGGTGGCAATGACTTTTTCTTGGCCATCAACCCGGCGCAGTCTCCGGTTGACCTGCTGCTGCATGCCTTCCTTGAAGGTCAGGAAGGTCTCTATACCGAGACCAAGCAAACCACCGATGTGGATGGTGTCGAGATGATTGCCCGCATGGACTTTGGTGTCTGCGCTGGTGATTACCGCGGCATTTACCGCCAGGCCGGCGCGAACACCTAACCCGTAGCATGCCCGCCTCATGGCGGGCATGTGCATTTCTATCAGGAGATTTTCCATGAACAACCATGTTCAGAAAGGCCGTTCGCTGACCATTCCGGCGCCGTACAACGTGCTGAGCGGTCAGGTCGTCGTTTACGGTCAGCTGGTGGGTGTAGCCGTCCGTGCGGCAAACCAGGGCGAACCCGTAACCATCGAGCGTGAAGGTGTCTTCACCGTGGCAAAACCGTCCGCGCTGGTGCTGACCGCTGGCGGTGCGATCTACGGTGAGCCGACTACCGGCGCCGTTGTGGACAAGGCGACTGGCAAAGTGCTGCTGGGTGCTGCGGTGGCGGCTGCCGGTAACGGCACTACCACCGTCGATCTGTGCCTGCACGGCGGCGTGGCCACCGTCGCGGCCTGACCATGAGCGCGATTGATCGTCTGGCACGTAGCGCGGGCAAGCTGGTCGACATTGCTGGCGATGCGGTCACCGTAAACGGTAAGCCCCTGCGGGGGCTTTTTCGTGATACCACCGGATCGGCGGATGCTTGGGCGGGTGACATGGTGCGTGCAGTTCCTAAGCGTACTGCCGAGCTTGAGCTGCGTCCGGCTGACGCTGATGGGGTGTCCACCTCGTCTGGCGAGGCGCTTGCCGATGGCGTCGTGTGGACCATTACACCTGGCACCATCCGCCGTGGAGGTTGGTTGGTGCTTTTCCTGGAGCAAGCATGACGAACCGTAGCCAAGTACTGGCCGCCGTGATCGCGGCGTATGAACAGGCCGCTGTTGCCGGTGGTATCAGCCCCACCAGTGTGGCGGTGTACCGCGATACAGCGTTTGCCGAAACCGATCTTCCTGCGGCCAACCTGATGCGCGGTGGCGATGCGCCAGATGGCGCTGTCGGGTCGCCAACTGGCAAGGCCATGCTGCGGTTGTCGATTGCGTTGTACGCCAAGGGCAGCACCCGATTCGATGTTGTGGATCGGGTTGAGGAGGGTATTCGTGCTGCGCTGACAGCGGGTATGCCCCATCCCGTCAACAGTATCTCGATGGCGACCGAGTGGGACAGCGATGAGCTGGTCGATACCTACGCGGCAGCCAAGATCAGTTTG